TCCGATCTTACAATCATTGGAATGTTTGCTTGACCCAACTTCAAAGTTAGCATTCTGAAAGCACCCTTGACCAGTTGAGATTTGGTCATATCACGAACCTGTTTGTCGTTGAGTGCATCAGTAATCTCCTTTTCGGTAGATAGCATACCTAAGGAGTCTAGCACAAACATACAAGGTTTGCGTTCTTCTACAGGTTTCTTTAAGTATATATCTACTGCCTTCAGTGCTTTTGTCCTAAACCCCTCAATTGTAACAACATTTACAACAACTACTCTGGTTAAGTCAAGTCCACGACTTTCAAGAAGAGACTTATTAATTGCTGCTTCAGTGTCAAAGTACAGACAGTAACCATCAGGATTAGAATCCAAAAAGTTTTTAACAACAGCGAGAGAGAAGAAAGTTTTGCCAGTAGAAGACTCACCAGCGATGGCAGTAATCTTATTCCCAGATACACCACCAAATATACTACCTGAAACCAGTCCGTTAAAAATGTACGAACCTGTGTCCACATAAGTTTCAGTTTCATCAATATCTGCGGCAAGGTTGGTATAGTCATCTCCAATCTCTTTTACAATATCTTTAAGAAAATCATCCATTTACACACTCTCCATTTCTTTCAAAATACGATTTTTCTGAGACTAAATTAAAACTAAGTGTTCTTCTTTCTGAATTTGTTTTCATAGGATAAACTAGATGACTCAACCAAGCAGGAAATAAAAATGTTTTACATTTATGCTGCTCTGGAGTATATTCATCAGAACAGAATTTATTATTCATTCCATGAATAAATTGAACTTTACCTCCAGGTCTAGATCCCGAAACAATATCCCGCTCACTTTCAGCATTTTTAAAATTTTCTTCATTAAGTTCTTGTTCTGGATATTCCAATATTATAATTCCAGCAAGATCACTCCCATGATCATGAAGTGGAGTATAATCTCCAGAATAATATCGATTTACCCAAGCATCTGCATAAGTAATTTTATCAGACATTCTAAATGTTTTTTCTGGATCAACTATTTGGTTAATAATAGAAAGTTTTACATTAAAAAAATTGTGAGTGACTGTATCTATATTATTGACATAGTAATCTCCCAATTTTTCCACATATTCTTTCAATCCAATTTCTTCACAAAAATTTTCAGAAAGATAAACAACTTCAAAATCTCGCAATAATAGATTTGGAAGATTTCCAGAAGAATAACAATAAGTATTTTTCATTTCATCGTTTTTACAGCATTCTTCTGTAAAGTTATTAATTGAATCTACTATACTTTCTGGACATATAGATTCAAGTATAAAAGGACCAAAAGGTCTATGCATTTCAATAGGTATTTTCATGTCCAACGTTTTGTTTTTAGATAATCTAATACATCATTACGAAGATCCATGAGCTCATGATAACATTTCTGATTATGAGCACATTGACGTAAAGCAGGATCTGGTTTAATAACAGATTCAATAAACAAATCTAAACCTCTATTCCATTTATCTTGCTTTGATTCGTCATCTTCGATTGTATATTGGTCTTTCATATTACACAAAGAAAAGTTCAAGATTTACAGTTTTTTCACATGACCATCCAATAGAATCTAATACTGTTTTTATTGGTTCTAAGAATGCCTTTTCAAATTGTAAGTCATAATCTATGTATTTGTCAATCCCAAATTCGTGTGGAAAATCCTGTATGAAGGATATTACATTTTCATGGATTGGATTTGGTTTTTTCAAATACAAAAATTTAATCTTCTCACCATTATTAATAAGTGAATACTTATTTCCCAACTTATTCTTTTTCACATAATGATTGAAAAGAAGTGCCCCTCTAACATGAATTGGAGATCCCTTACTATAAATGGATGAGACTGCTTTATATTTTTCTACATCAGATACAGATCTTGGAAAGGCAATTTGTTCTGGTTTTAATCCTTTAAACTCCTTTCTGCTTTCATCAATAAACGAAATAACATCTTCTTCAGTGCCACTCATCATTAACTTGAGGGCATCTTTAATCATCTTTCGGCAGGGGGCTGGGGTTGAAGATTTTACTGCTTCAATTCCCATAATCTTGAGTTTTGGTTCTTCATAACGAACACCTTCAGAGTCCCAAACATTGAGAATATAACGTTTCTTGGCAGTCCATATGCCACGATCAGCAATATTCTCACGTTTCATACTCATTTTTTGCTCATATGCCGAAACATACTCCGCAAGTTCCTGATAAGATTTTTCGATGAACGGTTCCAATTTGTCTTGGCAGATCTTATCAAGTATGTCCACAACTGCTGTTTTATCGCTAGATTTATTAGCAAAAAATTTAGCAACAAGAGGTCCAAGATTAAGATAAATTGAATCAGTGTCAGATGCGATAACATAATCGACTTCCTCAGTTTTTAAAAGGTTATTTAGATAACCGTTCATCTTATTTTCTATCCATCGGATTGACACTTGCCCCGATAGAGTAATTGCCTCTGCGTTTGCGAGTTTGTAATATCTAAAATACTGATTGCCGATAGCACCATAAGCAGAATTAAGAGAGATCTTCTTAGCCATTTGAATGTTATTGCACCTGGCAATCTCTTTTTCCAGTGCTTTAGTTGGAGTTTTTTCATAGTCCTGTTTTGCCTTGAGCATCTTTTTCTTAAAGATTACTCGATCTCCATACATTTTCTCCATCAATTCTGGAAGAAAACCACGAACATCTTTACGATACATTGCCCCATTGGCACACACAGCATAATTACTATGAAGATCAAAAGTGACCTCTTTATTTAGAATTTTAGAGACATTTACTGTGGGATGCTTTTCATCAACAAGTGTTTCTGGGGAAATATTATATTGCATAATCAAATGTGGATAAAGAGAGTTCAAGTCAAAACTCACAACCCAATCATACTTTCCTGGAATTGGTTCTTTTACATAAGCACCTGCATATTTTTCACTTTTACTTCCTCCAACTTTAGGAGGAATGACAATATTTCTTTTTTTCAAATAATTATAAATGATGGCATCCCACATACGAACTTGATAGAACACATCACTATAATTTACTTTAGCTTCATAAGCCATAGTAATAGCAAGTTCAATAAGTTTCATCTTGCTTTCTAGTTTATCAACTAGTTCTACGTCAACAATATTATACTCGACAAACTTTTGCCAATTGTTAGTATAAAAATCTTTAAAGGTATCAAACTCTGAGTGATCTAACTTTTTTTGTCCTAGTTCAACTTCTGCAATATGATCCAACCTATAAGATTCTTGAGCCTTATAGGTAAACTTTTTATAAAGATCTAGATAATCTAATTGAGAAATACCACCAACATCATATGCGATCTGTTTGCGACCCTGAATGAATACTTCATTTTGAGATACTAGACCCCAAGGTGAAAATCGTTTCATTTGCTTTTCACCTAGAACGCGTTCCAATCGACCACAAATATATGGAATATCATAAAGTTGAATATTCCATCCAGTTACAACTTCTGGAGGATTTGCATCCCACCAATCCAGAAAAGTTTGCAGAACACCACGTTCGGTACTACAGTGAAAATACTTTATATTATTTTGATTAACCTTAAATGGATTTACTCCCCAAGACATAATCTGCTTAGTAGCATAATCTTGAACGGTAATACATAGAACTTCTTCAGAACAAGATAAGGTATCTGGGAAACCATCTTCCGCAGATACCTCAATGTCTAGAGTGACGACCTTAATTTTATTAATATCAAACTTAAGTTCATCTTCTGGATATTTTTCGGAAATGTATTGACAGATGTAACGGTCATTACCATAAATTGTAAATCCCTGAACATCTTCATACTTTTTATAAAAATCCCTACAATCTCTAACAGATCCAGGTTGAATTTTTTCTACATATTCACCTTCAAGAGTTTTATACTTTGTTTTTGATTTAGAGGGAACAAAAAGAGTTGGAGAAAACTCTTCTTTGTACATAACATGCTTACCATCCTCATAACCACGAAACAAAAACTTGTTTCCGATCATTTGGACATTGGTGTAAAAATTCATTTCAACAGATCTTTATATTTGTTCAAAAGGGTAATACTAGGTTCTACTAGTGTAAGTATTTTATCGGATGATATCATAAATTGATTATCATCTGTAACATCAATTAACCAGGGTTTTAATACTTTATTTTTAGTTAATTTATCAACTTCAACTAAAAATGGTTCAGTAAGTTTACAGTCGGGTTCACCAATGTCTGAGGCAACTTCTTCAATTTGACTAATCAATTGAGTTTGGTCCGTCAAAACCAAAATCTTTACCACTGTTTTCTCCATAACTTTCATCATCCTGATTTAAAATTTGAGTTTGATATGCATCCAATAGTTTATCAATTGGTTCAACAAATGTGATAATCCAATCCATTGCTACTGGAAAGACTGGCCCTTTTCCTAGAGGAATCCAAGGTTGAAGAGAAATATCAAATAAGACTTGAGTTTTTTCTTCGGCACCTTGAATGTTTTTCATTCGGACAACACAAGGTTTTTTAAAAAAATATCCAACAACTTTTTGGGTTTCTTCGGTTTCTCCCGAGATCATTTCTTTAACATCAGTAATAATCTCTTCACCAGATTTAAGAAGTGCAAGTTTGATAGTCATATGCTTGTAGTCTTTCAATTTATTTTAACAGAAAAAAAGAGGGGAGTCAACTGGTTTTGGCCAGTCTCCCCTTGCGGCGACGATACTTAATTATTTAGAGATAATCTTTTCTCTTATGTTTTTCTGGGACAACTTTTCCAAGAACAATAGTCAAAAGTCCATCCTCAAAATCAACTGATCTAACTTCCGTATCTTCAGAGAGTGTCCATGTTCGAGTAAAACTCCGTTGACCCAAACCTTTGTGTACATAGTTAGTTTCGGTCTCCTTATCTTCTTTTTTACCTTCGACAAAAAGTTTGCCATCTTGAGTATAAACAAATACTTCTTTTCTTTTAAATCCTGCAAGTGCAATCTCTAATCGGGATTCAGAGTTATTTACCGAAACAAGGTTATATGGAGGATAATTTGATGTAGTTTCATTAAGATTAAATAAACGATCAAAATATTCATCCATTCCAATACCATTACGGACAATTTTGTCCATAAGATCAGGAAGTTCCCTATGGGAATATCTTGCAATGTTAGACATTTGTACTTCTCCTTTGTAAGCGAGATTTGATTGTGTAGACCCTTTCGGCATCCATACTAATTATACAACAAGCACAAAAAAAGGGGATGTGGAATCCCCTACTTTTTTATTCGGTTTCCTCTACCCGTTTTTTCTTAGATCCAATATTGTACTTTTGCTCTAAGGTCCATTCATTTTTTTCTTTATATGCAATCACTTTAATTTGATTGAGTGGTGCAATATCAAAAATTTTATCTTCATCAATTAGATCTACAAGACCCCAATCAACAAGAAGTTTAATAATTCTATTTCTACGTTGAACATCATTAACGGTAATATTTGCATACTTACCATCTAATGCAAATAGTTCTTTGAAATGAACAATATAATATTTTCCTTGCTTATGCAAGATATGACATGATTGGTATAGTTTCTTTTCTTTACGAGAAGCAACACCAATTCTAGTTAAAGTTTCACGAACCTTAAGAAAGTCATCTGGTTCACGAAGATTGATCTCTACCATCATAGAAGGAGACCAAGTTACTTGAGGTTCAGCAATTTTTGTCATTGTTTTCCACCTTTTTCAATTTTTGATTTAATAAAACTAATTTGTTCTTTAGAAAGAATTCTTAAAGCTTCTTTTGACTTCTCATTAGAATAACCATAATATTGCTTAATGGCATCCAGATTATCAATTTTTTCTTTATGAATCCAAGGAGAAAATCTTTTCTTTTTCCTCAGACTATTTAGCAAAAATGAATATTGCATATCTTTATCTAAAAAATGATACTTATTCATTTCATTAGCAAACATAATTGCATCTACATGTCCAGATAAGCATTTATTTACAATGAATGGTGGATATGACTTAATTGCATCAGTATCCTCTTCAATAAGATTTTCTTTATTAAAATTAACTGAGTTCAACCAATCTTTCAATTCCATCACTGAAACTCCTTCATATACCTTTCTAATCCCATACCAAGCTTTTTAGATTGAAGTTGATAGTATCTTGTACAAATATCAATTTCGTCTTGAGACCATCCCTTTGGTCCTTTCCAAACAAAAATCTGGACTTCCTTTTTACCAAGTTTATGTTTATTAGAACTAACTAGTTTTGGTCCCATAGTTCTCCATCTAGAGGTGTAGGTGGAGTAAGAGAATAATTAGTGACAAGAAGTTCAGTCTTTACATTATCTTGGGTATTTTTATCCCCCCGATGAACCATAGAATAACGTAGTTTCCAATACTCAAGATAATAGTCTTTGTACAACTCAAGAAGACGATCATTTACATTATAAGTAATCATAAAGTTATGTGGGCACTTATAAACATCCTGTGCAAACATCTCATGGTCAAATACTTTATGCAATTTTCTATTTTTACCGTATAGAAAATCTTTAATATCATATGGTGGACCAAGA